TCGTTCCTCACCACGGACGAGAAGCGCGCCATCGCCGGCTTCTCACCGGCGCCCCAGTCTGACGAGCCGACGAAATAGCGCTTCAACCCCGGCCAGCTCCGCCTCCCCGCCGGCCAACCCGGCGGCGGGCAGTGGACGGAAGTCTGGCCGGGCCAGCGCTTCGACCTGAGCGGCCTGCGGTCGTAGCTTCTGCGGCCGACGGCAAACTGACATCACTCTCGCACTGCCGCGATCTTTCGCCTTCCGCCAACGCTCGCCTCATATCACGCCAGCTCACCTCACGCCGGCGCTTGCCGCCAGGCGTTCTCGTTGCATTTCCGGAGCAACACATGCAGCACCCCACCGAGGCGGTCTTCACCGCGCTCGACCTGAAGTCCATTGCCGACGACGGCTCGTTCGACGGCTATGCCTCGCTCTTCGATCGAGAGGATCTGAGCCGCGATGTGATCGCGCCCGGCGCGTTTCGCGACAGCCTCGCGAAGAAGGGCGCAGCCGGCATCCGGCTTCTTTTCCAGCACAGCCCCGACGAGCCCATCGGCCGCTGGGCCGAGCTGAAAGAGGATGCGAAGGGCCTCTTTGTGCGCGGTCGCCTTGCGACGGAAGTCGCGCGTGCCCGCGAGGTGCTGTCTCTCATGCGAGCCGGCGCCATCGACGGCCTTTCCATCGGGTTTCGACCCCTCGAGGCGCACCGCGATCGCGCTCGCGGCGTTCGCAGGATCGAGAAGCTCGATCTCTGGGAGATCTCGATCGTCACGTTTCCGATGCTTCCGGATGCGCGTGTCCGAAGCGTCAAGCAACGCCCGTTCGCGGCTCGCCTGCCGACGGGACGCGAATTGGAGCGATGGCTCACGCAGGACGCTGGGTTGTCGCGCTCCGAGGCCCGCGCAGTCATGCGCGACGGCCTCAAGGGTCTCGGTGGCACGCGGGACGCTGCCATCGAGCCCCACCACGTGACCCGCCTCGACGAGCGGCTTGGCTCGCTTGTGCGCGGGCTTCTCAACTCAGCACAACAGAACAGGACTTTCTGATGGATACGTTCGAAACGAAAGGGACCGGCGATCTGGTCACGGCCATCGACGAGTTGGCGCGTGCCTTCGAGGTCTACAAGGAGAGCAACGATCACGCGCTCGCCGAGCTCAAGTCGCGCGGGGCGTCCGATGCGGTCACGGCGGAAAAGGTCGCGCGCCTGGATCGCGCTCTGGACGAGCTTTCGCTGAAGGCGCGCCGGCCGCAGCTTGGAGGTGCGATGCCGCAACGCAACTACGCGGAGGTCGCGCACAAATCGGCGTTCGATGTCTACGTCCGGAAAGGCGAGACCTCGGCGCTGCTCGACGTGGAGACGAAGGCGCTCTCTGCCGGCACCGGTACCGACGGCGGCTACCTCGTTCCCGACGAGACGGAGCGCACGGTCAACATGGCGCTCAAGGACATCTCGCCGATCCGCGCCATTGCCGGCGTCCGCCAGGTGTCGGGCTCGGTCTTCAAGAAGCCGTTCTCGCTGACGGGTCCCGGCACGGGATGGGTTGGCGAGACGGCCGTTCGCCCGCAGACCGCCACGCCGACGCTCGCCGAGCTGTCGTTCCCGACGATGGAGCTCTACGCGATGCCGGCGGCGACGCCCCAGCTTCTCGACGATGCGGCGGTCGACATCGACCAGTGGATCGCGGAGGAAGTTCGCATCGCTTTTGCCGAGCAGGAGGGTGCGGCGTTCGTCAACGGCGATGGTGTCAACAAACCGCGTGGTTTCCTGAACTATGCCCAGGTCGCCAATGCGTCCTGGACCTGGGGCAATATCGGCTTCATCGCCACGGGCGTTGCCGGCGCCTTTCCCGCCGCAAACCCGACCGACAAGCTCATCGATCTCGCCTACTCGGTGAAAAGCGCCTACCGGGCCAATGCGCACTTCGTCATGAACCGATCGACGGAGGCAGCTATCCGCAAGTTCAAGGATGCGGATGGAAATTACATCTGGCAGCCGGCTGCGCGCCCGGGAGACTCCCCGACCTTGCTCGGGCATCCGATCGCCGAATCCGAGGATATGCCCAACATCGGTGCGGCCGCCTCGGCGATCGCGTTCGGTGATTTCCGGCGCGGCTATCTGATCGTCGACCGCGTCGGCATCCGGGTGCTGCGCGATCCTTACTCCTCGAAGCCCTACGTCCTCTTCTATACGACGAAGCGCGTCGGTGGCGGGGTGCAGGACTTCAATGCGATCAAAGTCCTGAAGTTCCAGGTCTGATCGCAGAGACGCACGAAGCGGGGAGGGGCAGTCGGGTCGCCTTTCCCCGATCTCTCTCCTTTCGTTCCTCAACTCCCAACTCCGCGGAATCTCATGTCCCTCGTCATGACGAGTGGGCCCGCGCTCGAGCCGGTTTCGCTGGCCGAGGCGAAAGCCCATCTGCGCGTCGATGGCACGGCCGAGGATGCCCTCATCCAGAGCCTCATCGTCACGTCGCGCCTGCACATCGAGGCCGCACTCGGCCTCGCGCTCATCACCCAGAGCTGGTCCTTCTTCCTGGACCGGTGGCCCAAGGCGGGACGGCTCGTGCTGCCGCTTAGGCCGGTGGCGGCGGTTTCTCACATCCGCGTCTGGGACGGGGACGGCTCCTCCGAGACCTTGTCACCCTCGCTGTTCCTGCTCGACGGTCACGGGATGCCGCCGCGCCTCGTTGCCTTGTCGGGCGCGAGCGTGCTGACGCCAGGGCGCGCGGCAAACGGCATCGAGATCGGGTTCACGGCGGGCTTCGGTGCCGCGCCAACCGACGTGCCGGCCACGATCCGGCATGCGCTGCTGCTGCTCGTCGCACACTGGTACGAGCATCGCGAGCCCGTAGAGATCGGCGTCGGTGTGAATGCGGTCCCCGCGATGGTCTCGGACCTTCTCGCGCCCTATCGGCGGAGGCGACTGTGAGCCGCGTTGGGATCGGCGCGTTGCGGCACCGCGTTGCGCTCGAGGCCGCGACAAGGACCGGCGATGGGGGCGGTGGCGCCATTGTCACCTGGTTGCCGATTGCCGAGGTGTGGGGAGCGATCACGCCCACGACCGGTGCCGAGGCGGTCGTGGCGGATCAGATCGCGGGGCGGGTCTCGCATGAGATCGTCGTGCGCCATCGCTCCGACATCGCGCCGGCAAACCGGTTCCGCTACGGCGCCCGCGTTTTCGAGATCCTGGCGGTGCTCGATGTCGGGGAGCGGCGGCGTCATTCGCGATGCCTTTGCCGGGAGGAGCTGTTGTGAGCGCTTTATTGCGGGTTTTCTCGCTGCTGGCGCGGCCCGTGCTGGCGCCGATCATCGTCGCGATCGCGCAACGGCTGGCGGGGCGCGCCACGCGCGATCGCGCTCCCAACCCGAAGCCCGGTTCCGGCGTTTCCTCTTCGCGAGACGGCACTGAAGACCGCGACACCAGTCGGAGGACATGACATGGCGAGTGCAAGCTGGGCTTTGCAGAAATCGATCTACGAGACGCTCCGGCAGGACGCGGGCGTGATCGGGTTGCTGGGGGCGCCGCGGATCTTTGACGACGTTCCGCAGCGCAGCCACTTTCCTTATCTGACGTTCGGGCAGTCCACGTTGCGCGATTGGAGCACGGGCACGGAGGAAGGCGACGAGCATCTGCTGACCCTCCACGTCTGGTCGCGTGCTGAAGGTCGCCACGAGGCCCACGAGATCATGCAGGCCCTGCGCGAGGCGTTGCACGAGCGTGCGCTCGTGCTCGAGGGGCACAACCTCGTCAATCTGCGCCACGAGTTGTCGGAGGCGCGTCGCGAGCCTGACGGGGAGACCTATCACGGCATCGTTCGGTTGCGGGCCGTCACCGAGCCCGACTGACAACAGGCGAGAGCATTCCCGGCTCTCGCCGAGGCACCAGCCCGAGGCGAGCCGCGCACACTTCTGTTTCACTCACGGAAAGCGTCAGGAAAACCCATGGCAGCCCAGAAAGGCAAAGACCTTCTGCTGAAGGTCGATGCCAACGGCACCGGATCGTTCGTCACGGTCGCGGGCCTCAGATCGCGCGCGATCGCGTTCAATACCGAGACGGTCGACATTACGCATTCCGAATCCGCCGGCCGATGGCGCGAGCTCTTGTCCGGTGCGGGCGCCAAGTCGGCACGCGTCACAGGCGCCGGCATCTTCAAGGATGCGACCTCGGACGAGATCGTCCGCGGCTACGTCTTCTCCGGCACCATTCGCGATTGGCAGATCGTCGTGCCCGACTTCGGCGTCGTCACTGGCCCATTCCAGATCAGCGCGTTCGAGCTTTCCGGCCGCCACGACGGCGAGGTCGCCTTCGACATCGCGCTCGATTCCGCCGGGGCGCTCGCATTCGCCGCGGCCTGAGGCCTTCCAAGAGGAGAACGATCCAATGCCCAATCTCCACCGTGGCGAGATCGAGGCCATTCTCGACGGAGACGCCATGACGCTGTGTCTGACGCTCGGGGCGCTTGCCGAGCTCGAGGCGGCGTTCGGCGACGAGGACATGCTGGCACTCGCCAATCGTTTTGCCGCGGGCCGCCTCTCCGCCCGCGATGCCATCCGCATCGTCGGGGCAGGCTTGCGCGGTGCCGGCCACGATTTGACGGACAGCGACGTCGCACGCCTGCGGGCCGACGGCGGAGCCGCGGGCTTCGTCGATATCGTCGCGCGTCTGCTCACGGTGACGTTCGGGGCCAGCGATGGCTCGCGTCCGGCGGGTACGGCCGATGGGCATCATCACCAGGCTGCTGGCGACGATGCGAGCGCAAGCGGCCCTTTCCCTGGTCGGAGGTGATGGCGGCCGGTCTCGGTCTCCTCCGTTTGTCGCCGCAACAGTTCTGGTCGATGACGCCGCGCGAGCTTTCGGCCGCGCTCCGAGGACTTGGTGTGGTGTCGCGCTCGCCCCTGCGGCGCAACGAGCTTGCGGGTCTCATGGCCCGCTTCCCCGACGCCGCCACCTGATGTCCCGCCCGCGATCCTGGTCTCATGTCATTCACTGAAGAGACATCATGCCCGATACTTTCGACAATTCCGGCTCCGCCTCGCCACTGGCTGGCGCGGTGGTCGGCAATCTGCAGCTCCAGGTCGAGGGGCTTACCGCCAGTCAGAACCAGTTCAATCAATCGCTGCTGGCTTCCGAGCGGATCGGTCGTCAGTTCGGGCGGAGCTTGACCAACGCGTTCGTGGGGCTCGCTATTCAGGGCAAGAGCTTCGGCGACGTGTTGAGGTCGCTCGCGCTCAGCCTTTCGAACATCGCGCTCCGCGCCGCCTTCAAGCCGCTCGAGAACGCGTTCGGAAGCGCCTTGCAGTCTCTCATCGGGGGCGCGCCGACGCCCTTCAGTGCCGGGGCGATCGCTGCACCGTCGGGTTTTCCGATATCGGCGGGCGCCTCGATCGGTGCCGCTACACTTTCCAGCACTCCGATCCAATCGACCTTTGCGTCCCCGCTCAGCTCCGCACTCTCGGTGGCGCCGAGCGTGGTGCTCAACGTAACGACGCCGGATGCCGAGAGCTTCCGGCGCTCCGAGACCCAGCTCGCAGCCTTGCTCGCTCGTGCTGTCGGCCAGGGTCAGCGAAACCTCTGACGTCGCGCGTTCGGCGTGACAGCTCCTCTACCGCGGATGATGTGAGGAACCATGTCGTTTCACGAGATCCGTTTCCCGACCCACATCTCGCGCGGTGCGACCGGCGGGCCCGAGCGGCGCACCGACGTCGTCGTCATGGGATCGGGGTTCGAGGAGCGCAATGCGCGCTGGGCCCACGCCCGCCGCAGCTATAATGCCGGCTACGGCGTTCGCTCACTCGACGATCTGCATTCGGTCATCGCATTCTTCGAGGAGCGAAGGGGCCGTCTCTACGGCTTTCGCTGGAAAGACCATGCAGACTGGAAATCGTGTCCACCCGAGCAGGTGATCGCCGCCGACGACCAGATGCTCGGCAGCGGAGACGGGGCCCGCGCGACCTTCGCGTTGACCAAGCGTTACGGGACGCTCCATGCGCCCTACGATCGGCCCATCACGAAGCCGGTGTCGGGCTCGGTCCTCGTCGCGGTCGGCGGCACGCCGAAAGTCGGTGGCGTCGACTTCGACCTCGACGCCAGCACAGGCTTGATCGCCTTCCGGCCCGCTCACATTCCACCGTCGGGCGTCGCAGTGACGGCCGGCTTCGAGTTCGACGTTCCCGTCCGCTTCGACACGGACCGCCTCGAGGTCAATATCGCCGGATTTCGCCACGGTGCCATTCCGGCCATTCCCGTCGTCGAAATCCGTATCTGACCGTTTTCCTCAGGTGCGCGGTGCCCGGATGCTCCACGTCGTTCGACCCGTCAGCGGCCCGAGAAGCGCGAACCCGTAGAGGGCCGCTATCCCGATGATCACATAAACGATGCGTGTCAGCGTGCTGTACGCGCCGGGCGTGCCTCCGAACAGGGCTGCCACGAAATCGAAGTGGAATAGACCGACCACTCCCCAATTGAGGCCGCCGATGATCAACAGGACCATGGTTATGACGTTGAGTGCCTGCATCTCCTGCTTCTCCTTTTCTGGACAAATCTCCAGCAGCAACAGTCCGTCTATTGACGAAGTTCCTCACAATCGGATTTGGGGCAATCGTCGGGAGATCGCGCGATGAAGGTCATTCCGCAGGGGATGCAGTCGGCGCTCGATAGCGGGGTGACGACCCATTGCTGGTGCTGGCGCATCGTGCCGCGTGTCGGCGCCGTACTCGGCTTCACCGATCACGATCGGGATATCGTCTTCGATGGCACGACCTTCGAGGCCGCCTCGGGGTTCACCGCGAGCGAGCTGCGCGAGTCCGTCGGTCTCTCGGTCGACAATCTCGAGGTGGAGAGCGCCTTGACCTCGGCACATCTGGACGAGGCCGCGCTGATGGCCGGCGATTTCGATGATGCGACAGTCGAGATTTTTCGCGTGGACTGGTCGAGCCCCGCCTCGCGTCTGCTCGTCCGGAGCGGCTCGCTTGGCGAGGTTCGGCGATCAGGAAGCGCGTTCGCCGCCGAGATACGGGGCCTCGGGCACTATCTGCAGCAGCCGCAGGGGCGCGTTTTCCAGTTCGCGTGCGATGCCGAGCTCGGCGACGAGCGCTGCCAGGTCGATCTCGCGAGTCACCGCGCCAATGGCACCGTAACCGAAGCCCGGGACGATCGAACGATGGCCACAGCGGATCTGGCCGCGTTCCCGGATGGCTGGCTCACACGCGGCCTGCTCACATTCACGAGCGGGGCGAATGCCGGCCGGCTGATCGAGGTGAAGCGCCATCAGAAAAGAGCCGGCGTCGCGACGCTCGAGCTTTGGCAGGCACCGGGCGCGCCGATCGCGTCCGGGGATGCCTTCACGGTCACGGCGGGATGCGACAAGCAGCACGCCACATGCCGGTCGAAATTCTCGAACGCGGTCAACTATCGTGGCTTCCCGCATATGCCCGGCAACGATTTCCTTGCGTCGCCGCCGAGCGGCTGACGTGTGACCGAACCCACCTTCCGGTATCGTTCATGTCCCTTTCCTCGTCTATCCGGCGGGCGGATGTGGTGGCGCATGCGCGCCGCTGGATCGGCACTCCGTATCACCATCAGGCAAGCCGCGTCGGGGTCGGCGCGGACTGCATCGGTCTCGTCCGGGGCGTCTGGCGGGCGCTATATCACGATGAGCCCGAGCCTCTGCCCGGCTATGGCCGCGACTGGTCGGAGGCGACGGGCCGGGAGACCTTGCTCGAGGCTGCCCGCCGTCATCTCGTCGAGATCGATGCGTCGGTCGCAAGGCAGGGGGATGTGCTCGTCTTCCGCTATCGTCCGGGCGCGGTCGCCAAGCATGCCGGCATCGTCGCCGGCCCTACAGAGAGCGGCCGTATCCCCACGGGCGCCGCCTTTTCGGCTCCGCCATCGGCCGAGGCGGCAGCCACGCCACTCACCCTCATCCATGCCGTGGAAGGCGCCCCCGTTGCGGAGGTCACGCTCATCGGCTGGTGGCGCCGACGCATCGCGGCGGCTTTCTCATTTCCAGGGATCACCGACTGATGGCGACGCTTGCTCTCACCGTTGCCGGCGCCGCCATCGGTGGTGCCGTGCTCCCTGCCGGCATCACGGTGCTCGGCGCGACGCTTTCGGGCGCAGCTATCGGATCGCAGGTCGGTGCGCTCGCGGGCTCGTTCATCGACCAGGCCTTGTTCGGCGCGAGCGGGCAATCTCGCGCGGTCGCAGGTCCGCGTCTTTCCGATCTCAAGATCACGACCTCTACGGAAGGTGCCGCCATTCCGCGCCTCTTCGGACGCGCACGCCTCGGTGGCCAGGTCATCTGGGCGACCGACCTCGAGGAGGAGGCGGTCACGAGTGGTGGCGACGGGGGCTCGAAAGGGTCGCCGACGAGCAGCGCGACGGGAAGGCGCACCGACTATCGCTATTTCGCCAACTTTGCCGTCGCCTTGTGCGAGGGGCCGATCACTGACATCGGCAGGGTATGGGCCGACGGCGCCGAGCTCGACCTCGGGCAGCACGTCTGGCGGCTCTACGACGGCACTGACACGCAAGCGCCGGACGGGCTCATCGTCGCCCGTGAGGGCGCCGATGCGGCGCCCGCCTACCGCGGGGTCGCCTATATCGTCTTCGAGCGGATGGCGCTCGAAGCCTTCGGCAACCGGATCCCGCAGCTCTCCTTCGAGGTCTACCGCTCGGTGGACGCGTTCGAGCAGCAGGTGCGCGCGGTCGTCATGATCCCTGGATCGGGGGAGTTCGTCTATTCCTCGGAGCCGGCCACACGGCGCACGGGCTCGGTCAGCACGGAGGCCGAGAACACCCATACGCTCCGGGGCGGCACCGACTGGGAGGTCGCGCTCGACCAGCTCGCCGAGACCTTGCCGAATGCCCGCTCGACGTCGCTCGTCGTGAGCTGGTTCGGCTCCGATCTCCGGGCCGGGCACTGTCTGGTGAGGCCCGCCGTCGATGCCTCGTTGAAGGACACGAGCCCCCTCTCATGGTCGGTTGCGGGTCTGTCGCGCGAAGCCGCGCCGCTCGTTTCGACGAACGACGGCCAGCCTGCCTACGGTGGCACGCCTTCCGACCAGACCGTCGTATCGGCCATTCGCGATCTGAAGGCGCGCGGCCACAAGGTCCTGTTGACGCCATTCATCCTGATGGACATTCCGAGCGGCAATACGTTGTCGGATCCCTACACCGGGTCCGCTGGCCAACCCGCCTATCCGTGGCGCGGCCGCATCACGGTTCATCCCGCGCCTGGGCGGCCGGGGTCGCCCGACAAGACCCTGGCAGCGGCGACGGAGGTCGCGAGCCTCGTCGGGATGGCGCAACCCGGCCACTACGCCATCGTCGACGATACGGTCGTCTATTCCGGACCAGCCGAATGGTCGATCCGGCGCATGGTGCTGCACTACGCCCATCTCGCGGTCGCGGCCGGCGGCGTCGACGGCATCCTGCTCGGGAGCGAATTGCGCGGTCTCTCGCAGGTCCGCTCGGGTCCGGGTGTCTATCCTTTCGTCTCTGCCCTGGCGAGCCTGGCGGCAGACGTCAAGGCCATCGTCGGTGGTGCTACGAAGGTGTCCTACGCGGCCGACTGGTCCGAATACTTCGGGCATGTCCCGGCCGACGGGAGCGGCGATGCTCACTTCCATCTCGATCCGCTCTGGGCCTCGCCGGCCATCGATGCCGTCGCGATCGACTGCTATTGGCCCCTCTCGGACTGGCGCGACGGCGAGCATCTCGACCGCGCGCTCGGATCGCGCTCGGTCTACGATGTCGACTATCTCAAATCGAACCTTTTCGCGGGCGAGGGCCATGACTGGTTCTATGCCTCCGATGCCGATCGTGCCGCGCAGAACCGAACGCCGATAACGGACGGCGCGGCGGGCAAGCCGTGGGTCTTCCGCTACAAGGACGTCCGCAACTGGTGGGCCAATCCGCACTACGACCGGCCGGGCGGCATCGAGGCGGCGACGCCCACCGCATGGTTGCCGAGGTCGAAGCCGATCTGGCTCACCGAGATCGGGTGCCCGGCCGTCGACAAGGGCGCCAACCAGCCCAACGTCTTCGTCGATCCGAAAAGCTCGGAATCGTTTCTTCCCCACTTCTCGAGTGGCGAGCGCGACGACCTCATGCAGCGCCGCTACCTGCAGGCGATCCTCGAGGCCTTCGATCCCGCGCATCCGGGCTACGTCGAGGGAGCCAACCCCGTATCGCCGGTCTACGGCGCATGTATGATCGATCTCGATCATGTGCACGTCTATGCGTGGGATGCGCGTCCATTTCCGGCTTTCCCGCTCAACGATCTCGTGTGGAGCGACGGCGCCAACTGGCGGCTTGGTCACTGGATCAACGGACGGATTGCGGGTCAATCGCTCGCCGCCGTCATCGCGGATCTGCTCGAAGGCTTTGGTTTCGAGAGCTACGACGTATCCGCGCTCGACGGTTTGGTCACGGGATTGGTCATCGATCGGCCCATGTCGGCGCGCGAGGCTCTGCAACCTCTCGAGCTCGCCTACTTCGTCGACGCCATCGAGAGCGGCGGCGTGATCCGCTTTGCGCATCGCGGCGCCGAGCCGGTGCGTGCCGGCCTGAGCCTCGACGATCTCGTCGAGACCAAGCCGGGCAGCGATCTCGTCAGGCTCACGCGTGTCCAGGAGACCGATCTCCCGGCTGCCGCGAGGATTTCATTCTCGGCACTCGAGTCGGACTATCGCCAGGCCGTCGCCCAGTCGCGGCGATTGGTGGGAGCCGCCGGCCGCGTGTCGGAAGCCCAGCTGGCGCTCGTGATGGACTCCAGCCAGGCCGCGCGAACGGCCGATACCTGGCTGTTCGAAAGCTGGGCTGCCCGCGAGCGTGCCCGGTTCGTCCTGCCGCCTTCGGCGCTCGCCTTGCAACCGGGAGACATCGTCTCGCTCGATCATTCCGAGCGACAACGCCTCTATCGCATCACTGAGATCGGCGACCATGGCGCACGCGAGATCGAGGCCGTGGGGATCGATCCATCCGTCTATTCCGGTGCGGCAGGAGTGGTGCGTCCCGAGAAGCCGACCGGCGGAGAGACGATCGGACCGGTCCTCGGCCTGTTCCTCGACTTGCCGCTGCTCACGGGGCGGGAGGATGCGAGCCAGGGCTACGTTGTCGCTTCACGCGAGCCCTGGCCCGCGGGTGGCGCGGCATTCTATCGTTCGCCGGACGAGGCCGCAGGCTTCACGCTCACGACTGTCGCCGTGCGCCGCGCCATCACCGGCGTCACGCTCGAGCCGCTTGCGCCCGGTCCCGAAGGCCGTCCCGATCCCGCAAACCGTGTGCGGGTCGCACTCGACGCCGGCATCTTGACCTCGACCAGCCGCATCGACCTTCTGGCCGGATCGAATGCGGCCGCGATCCAAGGTGGGGATGGCGAGTGGGAAGTTCTGCAGTTCGAGACAGCCACCCTTGTCGCGCCCCGAACCTACGAGCTTGCCACGCTTCTGCGGGGGCAAGCCGGAAGCGAACGTGCGATGCGGGCGCCCATACCGGCCGGCGCGCGCTTCGTTCTGCTCGACGGCGCGTTGACACCCGTCCCGCTCACCGCCGACGACATCGGCCTCCCGCTCGTCTGGCGCTTTGGTCCTGCCAGCCGGCCTTTGGGTGACCGCTCGTATCAGACAACGACACACCCGTTCCGGGGCGTGGGCGCGAGGCCGCTGAGCCCGGTGCACGTGCGCGGGAGTCGAGCGAACGGCGATCTCTCGATCTCCTGGGTTCGGCGCACCCGCGTTGGTGGTGACGGATGGGCGGGGCTCGAGGTGCCGCTCGGCGAGACCCGAGAGCGATACGAGATCGACATTCTGGCAGGCATCGAGGTCGTCCGGGTGCTCGCCTCGGACGCGCCCTCGGTCGTCTACACGGCCGCGCAGCAGACGGCCGACTTCGGCGCGCCGCAGGGGGCGCTTTCCGTGCGTGTCTATCAGCTCAGCGACGTCGCAGGCCGCGGGGCCCCACGCGAAGCCACCGTCTGACGAACCTCGCCACCTCACCTTCTGGAGTTAACTGGCATGCCTGTCGCCATGCGTCAGCCGCCATGGCTCGTCCATGCCTGGGCGGAGCTCGGGCAACGTGAAATCGCGGGGCCACGCAGCAATCCGCGCATTGTCGACTACATCCGTCGATCCGGGCACCCGTCGCTTGCGGACGACTCGACGGCATGGTGTGCCGCGTTCGTCGGCGCCTGCCTCGAGCGGGCCGGTATCTCGGGAACGGGGTCGCTGATGGCTCGATCGTATCTCGACTGGGGGCTTGCCACCGTCGAGCCGGAGCCGGGCACGATTGCCGTTCTCTCCCGTGGACCCGATCCGCGCTTCGGTCATGTCGGCTTCGTGGTCGGTCTGACCGAGGCCAACGTCATCCTGCTCGGCGGCAATCAGTCCGATGCCGTCACGGTCGAGGCGTTCCCGCTGGGCCGATTGCTTGCGTTGCGGCGTCCGTCGGAGCAGTCGAACCCCCGCCCGCTCGTGTCGGATACCGCTGCTTTCGAATGGTCGCTTGCCCGCACTCTCGAATTCGAGGGTGGGTACACCGACGACCCTTTCGATCCCGGAGGCCCGACCAACAAGGGGATTACGCTCGCGACGCTCGCCGCGTTCAAGGGCGAGGTCCTCGACCGCGCGAGCCGTGAGCGTCTCAAGGCCGAGCTGCGCACCCTTCCCGACGCAACCGTCGCGCGCATCTACCGCGACCGCTACTGGCGCCCGGCGCGTTGCGCAGACCTCCCGGCAGGCCTGGCGCATTTCCATTTCGATGCCTCGGTCAATCAAGGCGTGGGCGGCGCCGCGCGCATGCTCCAAGCCGCGTTGGGCGTCACCGTCGATGGCGCGATCGGGCCGCTCACGCTCGGCGCTGCGGCACGACTTCCCGTCGCCGTGACGCTCGCGCGGTACGCCGAGGTCCGACGGGCCAGGTATCGCTCGCTCCAGCATTTCTGGCGGTTCGGGCGTGGCTGGCTGTCTCGTGTCGAGACAGCGTTGGCACAGGCGCAGCGCCTCGCCGCGGCGGACATGTCCGATCCCGCCTTGCAATCCCAACCGCAACACACGCCCCCATCGAAACCTCTCACGGAGACCACGACCATGCCCGACACCGACTCAGCCATGCGCTCCGCCGGCGAGGCCGAAGCCAAATGGTGGGGCAGCTCGCTCACCATCTGGGGGACGCTCGTGACGGCCGTCTCCACCGTCGCCCCTGCCATTCTCGCCGCCTTCGGGCTCGACGTGCCCGGCGCCCTGATCGAGCGCCTCGGCACCGACATCCTGACGGTGGCGCAGGCCGTGGGCGGCCTCGTCGGAACTGTCATGACCATCATCGGGCGCTCCCGCGCGGTTCTGCCCTTGGTCCGGCGCCCCCTGTCGCTCCGCGTGTGAGCGGCTTCGTCTCCATTCATCGGCGGTTCAGTGCCGTTGGGCGACAGTGTTGCGACTGGAGCCCCCATGTCCCCTCGTTCGATCACAACTCTCCTCGTTGCCGCCGCGGTCCTCCTCTGGTCCGTGCCGCCGCGCGAGGCCGTCGGCGCCGACCGGTGCTATGGCGAGTGGTCGGACGCGGCGCCGATCGTCGCCCGGGAAAAACTCAGGTCGGCTCGCGACGTTCAGGACATGGCACGCAACGATCTCGCGGGAGACGTGGTTCGAATCATGCTCTGCGAGGGCGACAGCGGCTTCGTCTACCGGCTCGTCCTCAGGCGTAACGATGGACGAATCGGCACATTGATCGTCAATGCGCGAGGCGGTTCGCCACGTTGA